TGACTACTGGAACGGGCGAACAGATTCCAGCCTATCAATGGTTTTCTCCTACTTATTGTCCCGGCCCTAATCCTGATCCTAGTGATCCATCAGATCCCGGCGACCCATCAGACCCTAGCGACCCTTCAGACCCAGGTGATCCAGACCCTAACGATCCATCAGATCCTAGTGATCCATCAGATCCAGGCACTGGTGGCGGTGACCCGGGTACTGGTGGCGGCGACCCTGGTACTGGTGGCGGTAGTCCTGGTACTGGTGGTGGTGATCCCGGTACTGGTGGTGGTGATCCCGGTACTGGTGGTGGTGATCCCGGTACTGGTGATGGCACTGGTGATGGCACTGGTGATGGCACTGGTGATGGTGTTGGTGACGGTACTGGTGGCGATACAGGTACAGACGGTCCCGGTAATAATCTCAATTGTCCTGACGGATACGTTCTAGAGGGGTCGGATTGTGTTGCTACTTTAGATAACGAATCAGATTGTCCTGCTCTCTATCAATGGGATCCAGATTTCAACGAATGTTACGGTCCTCCCGTTGATGACACCGTCGACGATAATCCTGATAGTCCAGATGATCCCATTGATCCAAATGATACGGATACAGAAATCGCTTCCGTTGATATTACTAACCCGGGTGATATCAGTACGCCAATTGTAGAATCCGTAAGCTCCGGTACGTTTTCTGTAGTAGAGGCGGTTAATAACGCGTCGTCAAATAACACGTCAGCGATAAACAATCAGACGAACGCTATCACCAATGCTATTTCAGCGGCTGCACAGGACGGTGATGAATCTGAGATTGATCTTACCGCTACTAACAACCTTCTGTCCGAAGCTAACGAACTATCTCGACAAGGCAACGGGACGCTTAACAGCATCGATGACACGCTCTCAGAGAGTAAAGACACTTTAGAGGGCATAGCCTGTGTCTTTGGTTCTGGTGAAGACTGTGAGAAAACCGGCGCATTCACCAAAGATGGTTTTCCGTCTTTGGATTCTCGTGTCCAAGCTGCTCAATCAGAATATTTATCAGACCTTGATACATACATGACCCAGATGTCCGGTTTGTTCAGTATTCAAGTCAATCAGTCCTCGCCTTTCGTCGATGATGTCAGAGAAGTTCGCGGCGTCGGCATTAATTTCGGTAGCTCTGCAATCGCTGAAGGTGTTCAGTTTTTACCAGAACTCATACTTCTCTTTTTCTCTGTGAGTGCGGCAATTGTCATGGTTAGGGGGATCGTATGAAGAAGTTCTTAATATTCGTCGTGCTCTTTCTGCCACTCTTCGCGTTTGCTGAAGGCTCGGCTCCGGGAAGTGACCCTGAATCAAGCATACTTTCTGTATTCGATGCTTTGTTTACTACTGACGCTAATGGATTTTTCGAGACCTTGTTCGAGCGTGCGGCTGCTTGGATGATTCTCTCTTGGATAGAATTTAAAGTCTGGCTGCTGTCTTTTTCTTTCGACGTTGCTTTACTCGTTGTTGAATCTCTGGATATTACTGGTCAGATAGAGAGCCAGCTTTCCGGTCTGTCGGCCACTATGTATGCGTGGGTGTCTTATCTGCGGATACTTGAAGGGGTGAATATGCTGCTCTCTGCGTACGGCTCGGTGATGATTATGAGGCTCGTATCGTGACGGCCGTAATTCATCACGGCCCCCCAGGTTCATATAAGTCGTTCGCTATTGTTCAGGACATCGTAATTCCTGCACTAACGAAAGGTCGTACAGTGGTGACGAATATCCGCGGTTTGGATGACATAGACCGGATAGCACAGGCAATGGACTTGGAGATACCAGATGGTACTGAGCTAATACACGTCGGCCAGCGTTCTAAAGAAGATTATGAAAGAATGGCGACCTTCCATCATTGGGTGCCAGTCGGGGCACTGATCTGCATCGATGAAGCTCAAGCTGTCTATCCAACGCGACTAAGATCTCTCTCTGTCTTTGATGTGCCTGAAGGGCAAGAGCGCGACAACTACAACGGCGAAGCTATGCCCGTCGATGTTGAACGCGCCTTTGATATGCACCGACATTTTAATTGGGACATCTATATTTCCACTCCGAACATAGCAAAGATCCATAAAGAAATTCGCGGCGTGTGCGAGTACGCATACAGGCATCGGGATATGTCCGGGCTGCTGCCGTGGATAAAGAACCAATGGCGGGAATTTAAGCATGACAGTGAACAGTCCGGTAAATCAGTCAGTCACTACATCGGTTCGCCGGTCGTCAAAAAGGCAGACCTGCGAGTCTTCGAATGTTACCGATCCACAGCAACCGGTGAAGCTAAATCGTCTAACGAAAATAAGAATATTTTTAATGATCCAAAGCTTAGAGTATTTCTATCAGTTGCGCTCTTTGCTTTGTGCGTTTTTATCTATGCTCTGTGGGGTGCTGTTGAAAGGTATTCGGACCGTATCAACCAGAATACTGAAGCCAGCGTTACACCTTCTGCTCCGGCTCCTGCTGTCCTTACTACTCCTGATCTTTCTGGCCAGACTGATTCGTTACCTACTGAGGTTTCTGATCGCCTGACTGTTCCACTCAGTTCGTTGCTTTCAGGCCGTGAGTTGTTTTTTGCTGGTTCGTTTTTTGGCCGTCATTACTTCACCGCATTAGGCGACAAAAGCCAGCTCACTTTTACTGATATTGATTTCGAATCTGCCGGCTTCAGCGTTGATGTCCTCTCTGATTGTCTTGCAATTCTTCGATCTCCTGAGTCCGTCACTTACGCCACTTGCTTACCAGACATAGACGATCAAAAGGATCGCTCTGTGGCTGTGTCAGATGCACCTGAACGGATTTTTTAATCACATCGCTAGTAGTGGTGCAGATTTATCTGCACAAGAGGTAGCGCAGCGTAGGACGTGAGTTCTGACCCTGTGTCCAACAACTGAGGAACGAAGTTTTGTGCACATGGCCAGCTCTGCTGGCAGCCCACGGCGCGGGGCGCTTAACGATTAAGCGAACAGCGCAGGAGGCAAGCGCCCCGCGCTACGTCTCTGTAACACGTAGTTTAAAAGGGGGATTACCCTCGATGTTCTCGACTAAGAAAGGATGTTTCTTATGGCACGGTACGAAAACAAGAAAGCAACCCGCTCTGATTCAGTGTTTACCAATGACCGGGGTTCAATAATTTCTGATCTGTCGTCAGTCCGTTTTCTGTGGCGTGGCGTCGATACTATTCGCCAGTTATATAATTGTTCTGTCCGCCCTGAGGTGTTCGATGCCATTACGAATCACTGGGAAACCGCAAAAGATGACGTGATTATCCTTGAAGGTATGGAGTTTAAGCTTTCATCGTCGGGCAAAGCAGCCGGGTATAAGTACATCCTCAAGAATCTGGAAGCGGGCGTTATCGTTCTGTTCAAGTCCATGTACTGTGAGGCTGACAAGCAAGGTCCACACATCAAGATAGAGGCAACCCCCCAACTGATTCAGGAACTCGGGTTACAGAAGCTGACTAACTACTTGAGACAAGTCGCGTCCATCTTCGCTGAGACCCTTGAGGCTTCCGGCGTCGCTGTCCATTTGGCCTGTGATTTTAAAGGCTGGGAACCTCCCCAGGACTTTGAGGCCAATCTTGTTACCCGCTCAAAGCGTAACCTTCGCGTGAATGCCTTAACCGCTGCGCATAACCAGTCAGTTTCAGAGGTTGCCTTGGTCTACGGTCAGGGCCAGACGTACATGTTCGGTGAATCAGGTTCGCTTCAATTCTGTATGTATGAAAAGAGCGCTGAAGCTATCAAGTCCCGGAAACTTGAGTTTTGCGAGTCTCTCTGGTCTCAAGTTCCCTCTGTCGATGACCCTACTAGGCCAGAATACAACGACGGTTCAGACGGTACCGAAGCCGATACCGTGAGACGGGTAGAGTTCAGGATTCACCAGAGTATTATCAAAGAATTCGAACACGGTCATTTTAACGTAACTCAACAACTCGACGAAAAGGGCAACATAGTTTCGCCGGGGGAGTTGTGTTGTATTCGTGAAGCGCGTGATCTGATCCCTCACCTTCAAGGCCTCTGGGAATACTGCCTCAATAACTTTCGCTACCAGTACAGTACAACGTACGTTCATCCGCTATGGTCCATGCTGGCTGACGATGTCGAGTGGTTCGGTTTTGCTGAAGGGTGGACATACAAGCGCGGTAAAAAAAAGTCCCTTGACGGCGTATCAAATCGTAATGTGGCTATGTGGTTGGGTAACTGGCTTCGCATTGCTGCAGCCAAAGGCCTGAAAACCTCGTTCGTAGTAAACCAGATCATGTCGGCGGGTGCTGATTCGATGGTTGCTGATTATTTTGGTGTCCGGTTATACGGTAATACTACAGAGGTGGTCTCACTGCTCACGGAGTTCGTAGAGAGACGCATGAGGGATCATAGGCTGAACGGGGTAGGAGGGCTGAAAGTTGCGTAATCTCAGTGATGCTATCCGTCTCTGGTACAAAGTACATGGCCATACCCTGAAGGATGCCAAGTACCGCTTCATGCGTACCTTAGCGATTGCTGAACGGATGAATGATCCACTACTGACTGAATTCAGTGCTCGTACGTTTGCCGATTATCGCGCAGATCGGGCGGGCAAGGTAGGCAATGCCACACTGAACCATGAACTCAGATACCTTCGTGCGGTGTTCTCTGAACTTGTCAGGCTCCAATACCTGACAGAAAACCCACTTGCCCAGGTACGTCAGTTCGCCGTCACCGAAACCGAACTCGCCTACCTTGATAAATTCCAGATAGAAACCCTGTTCGCATCACTGCGGGAAGCAAAGAACCAACACGCATACTGGGTCGCAAGGATCTGCCTTAGTACTGGGGCACGTTGGATAGAAGCAGAAAGCCTGAAGGCCCATCAACTGGTTCAGAAGCCTAAGCCAGGTATTCGATACGTTAATACAAAGAACGGGAAGAACCGCTTCGTTCCTGTAGATCCAGTCTTTCTGGCTGAATTGAGAATGGCCACACGGCCAGATAAAGACAAAAAGCTGTTCAAGTCCTGCCGATCGGCGTTCCGATATGCGGTAAAGAGGGCGGGGTTAGAGTTTCCAGAACAGCAGATGACCCACATCCTGAGACATACCTACGCTAGTCACTTCCTTATGAACGGTGGGGATCTCTTCGTATTACAGCGGGTGCTTGGGCATTCGGACATCAAGACAACGATGAGATATAGCCACTTCTCCCCAGATTATCTGGATCAAGCGTCTACTTTTGCACCTACTGTGTCCGGGGTTTAGTCCTCGGTCGCGTTGTTCCCTCTGTGGAACAATACCATCAACCAGGTTAACTGATTGTCCCTCTAACCTTTTCAATAGGCAAAAAAAAGGACGCCCTCAGGCATCCTCTATCAATAACTGTCGGTCTGTACAGTAACCGAAGTAACCACTAACACGTAAGTTACTGAAAAATAAGTGGTAGCTATGACTGGACTTGAACCAGTGACCCCAGCATTATGAATGCTGTGCTCTAACCAGCTGAGCTACATAGCCACTTCAAACTTCCTTGGTCGCGTGTGCGTCTCAAGTGGCGCGTATTATGCCACTATCTTTCAGCCTGTCAACAGTTTTTCGGTATGAATTTCAACGGCTTACCGGATTTCAGGTGCTGAGCTGCAAATGGACACAAAAAAGCCCGATAGCC